AAATAAAGCAAAGAAGAGATATAGAGGACAAGGTAAGTAATGCACAATTTCATCTGGGAAGGTGAGATAGACTTAGACATATGTGATAAACTCGTAGAGTTCTACGATACATGCACATACTTGACTAAGAGAAAATATGAGAGTAATCCTTTTAATGACGCTAAGGGTAATGGGAAGGATTCTCTTGACTTACATTGTCATACTATGTTGGCAAAGAATGAGGAATGTCTGGATAATTATCTGAAGAAACTCATTCAGTGTGTAGACGAGTATTATCATGTATATCCACAGGCAGGACAGATTGAATGTCATGTCTCTCCTTTGTTTAATATACAAAGGTATGAACCTAATGGTGGTTATAAGGTATGGCACTTTGAAAGAGGTGCACAACGTGAGAATCGTGAGAGATATCTGGTCTGGATGACCTACCTCTCCGATAACCCCGACGGTGGAACCGAATGGATGTATCAGGACAAGTATATTTCTGCAAAGAAAGGTAAGACTGTTATCTGGCCAGCAGAATGGACACATACTCATAGAGGTGTCATAGATGAAAATCTTCCGAAGACCTTAATTACTGGTTGGATAGATATTGCGGGTGGGTTTGTTGTTTGATGGATAAATTTATATACGAAACTAAGTTTACTAAAGATATCTGTGATGGTCTGATAGATTTTTACAATACATCAGATCAATTTCAGAAACACGAAGGGCAAATTAGTAATCGTAAGGTAAATTCTAAGAATCAAAAAGAATCTTTGGATATGAGCATACCAATGCAGTATATTGACTTTGATACTCGTTTAGAGAATTACTTTAGTTCTTTGCATCAGACTTTTATAACATACTTTGAGAAGTTTGAGCAATCTAGACTTCCTTGTAAGATGTCTGATGTTTTTAATATCCAATGGTACCCTAAAGGCGGTGGATATAAGATATGGCACTTTGAGAGGACGAACAATAAACATGCGTTGCGTAGACACCTTGTATGGATGACGTATCTTACGGATAATCCGAACGGTGGCACGGAGTTTTACTTTCAAGATCTCCACATCCCTGCGGAAAAGGGGAAGACAGTCATATGGCCAGCAGAGTGGATGTATACACATAGAGGTCGTGTAGACAATGAGAACGAGAAGATGATCATTACAGGTTGGATGGAATTTATATCAGAAGGTATGGGTAAAAACACATGAATTTAATTTGTAACCTCCCTGCTGAAAAAGTATGGGTACGAAAAGAATACTTAACTGACCATAAGAGTGGTCATGGTGAATTTGTAGAAGGTGTATGGGTTGCTTGTAAGAGTATACCTGGTCGTGCTTTTTATTTTGAGACGTATCTACCTGAGTATGGTGCGTTGTACGATAAGTTACCTATAAGTGCGTTTCTCCGAGCACCGAAAACGCCGACTCCCGATATGAGTCTAGAGAATCTGCAATTTTGGAATTGTATGGACTATGGTGTGATGGCAATCAATAAAGGTTTCATATCTTCTATGGATGCTGAAATACGAACAAGAGACCACGGGTTGATAAAAGGTCAGTATATCTTTACAATTGATAATTATCATGCAGATATAAATGTGATAGATAATAATGTAAGTGAAGTGCCACAAGAGCATAAGTCTCATAACTGTATTCAATTAGAGAATGGACAGTATGCATTATATCCAAATAACAGGATGCGTCTGTATGACCTCTCTATAACCCCACAAGAACCTAAAACACCTGACTTTAAGGTTTCTACCATAGAGTATCAAGTTGAGAATGGGACTGAATGGGGTAGACTAGGAGATACTGACGATTATTTCTGGGAAACACCTAAAGAAAAGGAGAACAATGGTAATTAAAGTAGACAAATCAGAAGATTTTAAGAAAAGTGGCAAAAAACTCATCTCAGAGTACGATGCACAAGAATGGTTAGATAAAATTGAGAAGAATGACGAAAGAGAACTCTTTGAGATGAAGAGAAAGAAGGAATTCCTTGACGAGTGCACTAAGTTTAGAAAAGATGGATAAATAATAGCAGCCTATGCTGTCTATATGCCACAACAGTCAACATTTAAAGATTTGAGTGTAGTATTCAAAAAACATCCTGTCACTGACGATCTAGTCACAGTGAAGGATAAGGTTGCTATTGCTCAATCAATCTCTAACTTGTTGCAAACTAATAATGGCGAGAGACCATTTAATCCTGAGATTGGTTCTGGAATTCGTGAGTTATTGTTTGAACAAAATGACTGGGGTACTGCTGCTGCTATAAGTGGTCGTGTCAAAGAATGTCTTGTTAAGTATGAACCTAGAATTACAGTGTTAGGAGTTGAAGCAGATCCTAACAATGCTGCTAATGGTTTTGATGTTTCAATTACATATGAAGTTCTTGGTAGAGACGATGGCAGAATAGTTGCTGATGTATTTCTAGAACGTACAAGATAATGCCTTACACTCAGGTCGCAAATTTAGACTTTAATCAAATCAAATCTTCTCTCAAAGAGTATATGAGAGCACAGTCAGATTTTACTGACTATGATTTTGAGGGTTCTACTCTTTCTGTGCTTCTTGATACACTTGCTTATAATACTTACTACACAGCATTCAATACCAATATGGTAGTCAATGAGTTATTCATTGATTCAGCAACATTAAGAGACAACGTAGTAGCATTAGCAAAGCAATTAGGATATAGACCAAAGAGTGCAACCTCTCCTACAGCATATGTTTCATTTACTGTTACATATACTAATGCAACAACTGATACAGAATTATTATTAAAGAAAGGAACTGGATTTACAGCAACCTATGACAATAACATTTACAACTATGTTGTATTAGATGATGTAAAAGCACAAGTAGCAAATGGTGTTGCAACCTTTACAGATGTTGCTGTAAATGAAGGAACACAACTTATTAATACCTTCACTGTCAACACAGCAAGTAAGTCACAAAGATTTATTCTTGACAATAGGAACATTGATACTAATACAATTAGAGTTAAGGTGTATCCTACTGGTGGATCATTCAGTGAACCTTATCTAGTTGCAGATAACATACTAGGAGTTGACGGTACATCAAAAGTATTTTTCTTAGATGAGATAGAAGATGAAAGATATGAGATATTATTGGGTGATGGTGTACTAGGTAAAAAATTAGAGAACAATGCAAGAATAGAAGTATCATATTTGATAACATCAGGACCTGAGAGTAATGGTGTAAGAACATTTGTGTTCTCTGGTGTATTAGAAAATCCTAATAACGTATCACCTAGTTCTTTCTCAGTCACAATCAACTCTAGTGTTGCAGCTGCGGGCGGTGAAGAGATAGAAAGCACACAAAAGATAAAATACACTGCTCCAAAAGCATATGGCACACAGGAGCGTGCAGTGACCGCACAGGACTATGAAGCAATTGTACGTCAAGTGTATCCAGCAACAAGTGATATCATTATATTTGGTGGAGAAGATCAAGAACCACCACAATATGGAAAAGTATTCATCGTATTGAAACCAACTGATGCTAGTTACCTTACATCATTAACAAAAAACAAGATTGTCGCAGATCTTAAAAAATATGTTGTTGCATCTGTAGAGCCGCAAATTGTAGATCCATCTATTTTGTTTGTAGAGATGTCAAGTAAGATATACTACGACAGTTTAACTACAGATCAAACACCAACACAAATTAGAGATAAGGTTATTGGTTCTATACAGTCTTATATTGATACAAGTGATACTGAGAAGTTTAATGGTAAGTTTAGATATAGTAAGTTTGTAGGTGTGATAGATGATGCTGATAAGAGTATCAATTCTAATCTCACGAGTCTCACAATGAGAAAGGATTTTTATCCTTCTCTTAATTCTACCTTCTATTACGAGGTATGTTTCCAGAATGCCTTTGATGAGGACTGTGATGATCCTGTATTGTCATCTACTGGTTTTAGGGTAACTGAGTATCCTAATTTTGATGTTTATGTTGAAGATAGATCTGGCAAAATAATCCTATATAGACTAGATACCGTAACTGGTGAAAAAGTTGTACTAGACAATGATATTGGTGATATAGATTATGTAAAAGGTGAATTGAAAATGTACAACTTGACAATTATTAAAGGTAGTTTCTTTGATAATAGAATTTCGGTAAGAGTAAAACCATTATCTAATGATATCAAGGCAATGCGTGAAGTTTATCTTGATGTTGACGTTGCAAATTCATCATTCACTGCATATAAAGAGTAAGAAATGTCATCTGTAAAAACAAAGAGGATATCAACTCTAATTGAGTCACAACTTCCTGAGTTTATTACATCTGAATACGAACTGTTTAGTAAGTTTATTCAGAAGTATTACGAACAACAGGAGGTACAAGGTGGTACATTAGATATTATTACAAATATTGAAAAATATGCAGACATTGATTACTATGAACAAAACATACTTAGACAGCATGATACTTTGGTCACTAGTCTCTCTACTTCTGACACTACAATTGTATTGGAAGATGCGACGAGTTTTCCAGAGAAAAACGGATATGTAAGAATAGATAACGAGATAATCTTCTATGAATCACGAACAGGAACAACTCTATCAGGAGCAATTAGAGGTGTTAGCGGTAACACAACTCTTGGTGATCTTTATAGCTCGTCAGAGTACACCAGCACAAATGCAGCAGCACATAGCTCTGGTCAGAAGGTTTTTAATGTAAGTAACCTTTTTCTATATTCTTTTATTAAAAGTTTTGAGAATCAATACTTAGGTTCTTTCCCTGAGAAATATCTTAAGGGTGAAGTTGATAAGAGAACCTTAATTAAGAATATACAAAAATTTTATAAAGCAAAAGGAACTACAAGTTCTATTGAGTTTGTATTCAATACTATTGTTGCTAAGGATCATACTAATAAACCAGAAGTATACAAACCAAGAGATTTTACATACAAAGTATCTAATGCAGATTGGGTAAATGTATATGCAATAAAAGCAAAAGTTGTATCTGGTGATGTTAAGAGTTTAGTTGGAAAGAAGATAGTACAGGCAGAGACTGAAGAGTATGGATATGCAGATGCAACAGTAGATAATGTATATGCTGATGGTTCATCTGATGGTGAGCAAATTTATAATATTGTATTAGCACCAGAAACAGTTAATGGTGATTTTAGTGTCTCAACTAAGACTCGTCTTGAGACAACATTAACAGGAACTGCAAGCACAGGTGATAGAGTAAATGTTTTCTCTACAATAGGATGGGATAAAACAGGATCAATTTTGATTGGTGAAGAGACAATAACATTCAGTTCTAAAACTGCTACTCAGTTTATTATTGATGAAAGAGTTGCCCAAAACGCAGTCATACACAGTGTTAAGGAGTCTGTATATAAACCTGTAACATTGGTAGGTAGTGGTGTTACGTTATTGACACTTGGAGTTGTATATAATGCACTACCAAAAAATGGAGAACCATTTTCTGATGTAGGAGATAAGATACAAGTATCAAATCCTGGTTTTGAAACTTCTGATTCTAAAATTGTAAATATAGGTACGAATCAAACTCGTTGGATTAAAAGTACATTTGGTGCTGTAAATGTTCCAACATTACCAGCAGTTACAAACTCATTAGATCA